CTATGGACCTATGAGACGATTGATTCAAACCGATGCTCACCCGAAGATATTTCAGAAGAAAAGCGCGCGGCCGTAGTCGTCGCCGTCGATCCCTCAGGAGCGGCGGGACGTGATGATTTAGGTGCGGATGAGATAGGAATCGTTGTTGCAGCAAGAGGTTTTGACGGCGATAGCTATATTCTTGCGGATCTTTCCTGCCGCGAAGCACCGGCGGTCTGGGGCAGGAGAGCGGTCACCGCCTTTCATGAATTTCGTGCCGATTGCATCGTGGCCGAAAGCAATTTCGGCGGCGAGATGGTTCGCGCGACCATACAGGCAGCGGATCGAAACGTACCCGTACGCCTAGTAACTGCAAGCCGTGGCAAGGCGGTCCGCGCCGAACCGGTCTCCGTGCGTTACGCGCAGGGCCAAGTGCATCACGCCGGGCGGTTCGGTAAGCTCGAGGATCAGCTCTGTGCCTTTTCCGCAGCGGGATACACGGGGAACGGCAGTCCCGATCATGCGGATGCCGGGATCTGGGCGCTGACCCATCTTTTCGGCCGCGATGACAATACGGGGATTATTGAATTCTACCGGCGCGAGGCAGAAGGCGCTAACCGTGCATAAGGTCGCGATCCTGTGACAGAATAATTACGCTTCACCGAGCACAATAAATACGACTGAAATGCATGAAGGAGTCAGCATGGCCGAGCGTGGTGCGGGGCAAAGAAGCTGGCCGCTTAGCCCCTATGAGGTCAATGTCAGCTTCGCAAATATCGGAGCTGCGGGGGAGGCGGCGAACTGGTTTGGCCCATTGGACCCCATCACGCCGCTGGCGCCTCCCGAGGTTGCCGGACGGCAATGGGATTATCCATCCGGCTATAATCTTACGACGCTCCCGCGTCCCTATGAGCCGATTACCTTTTCGACACTGCGCGGGCTCGCGGACGGTTACGATCTTCTGCGTCTCGTCATCGAGACGCGAAAGGATCAAGCCGCACGTCAATCGTGGAGCTTCGTGGCACGGGATAAATCCTCGCGCACAACAATGGATGCAGCGCGAATCGCAGCATTAACAAGTTTCTTCGGCCGTCCAGATGGCATCCATGGCTTTGCCGAATGGCTGCGCATGCTGCTCGAAGAGGTTTTTGTCACGGACGCGCCGGCGCTCTATATGAGCAGGGACCGTAGCGGCCGGCTAAAGGCGCTCTTGCCGCTTGACGGCGCGACAATCAAACCCGTGATTGATCCATGGGGGCGCCCGCCGCAGCCTTACTATGAAGATGGAAAGCTTGTTTACCCCGCTGCCTATCAGCAGATTCTAAAAGGGTATCCGGCAATCGATTATTCGATGCGCGACCTGATCTATCGGCCACGCAATCTACGCGTTAATCGCGTCTATGGCATGAGCCCCGTCGAGCAGGTCGTGACGACGGTGAATATTGCCTTGCGCCGACAATTATACCTTCTCGATTATTTCTCCGAAGGAAATATTCCCGACAGCCTGATCGGCGTCCCAGAAAGCTGGACACCGGATCAGATCGCCTCCTATCAGAAATATTGGGATGCCTATTTCGATGGCGATCTTAGCCGCCGCAGGCGGGCCAAATTCGTTCCCGGAGGAGTCGCGAAGACCTTCATCCAGACGAAGGAGCCCGAGCTTAAGGGGCCGTTCGACGAATGGCTCGCGCGCATCGTCTGCTTTGCTTTTTCGATTTCGCCCCAGGCTCTCACGCAAACGGTCAACCGCGCCACCGCTGAAACCCAAAAAGAGCTTGCCGAAGAAGAGGGCCTGGCGCCAATCCTTGCTTGGGCGAAGGCACTCATCGACGATATAATCGCGAGCGAATTTGACGCGCGCGATCTCGAATTCGTCTGGAGCACAGGGAACGAAACCGATCCCGTTGCGCAAGAGGCGATTCTCTCGGGCTACACATCGAAGGGTATTTTGACCATCAACGAGGCGCGCGCCGCGCTTGGCCGGGCGCCGCTCGCGGAGGCGTCGGCGAATAGACCCATGACGCTTACCAACGCGGGCTTTGTGCCGCTACCGGCCTAAGCGAAGCTCCGCACTCCGGTATCTTTTGTATTCTATTTTCTAGGGCTCTTTGCATGCACGCTCTTGTCTTCGGTAAGTTGCGGACGCCCTCGCGTGCGCGTACGCTGCACGCGCGCGCCGGGACCGTCTGGATGTGACCCGGGATCGCCCTGACGGAAAAGTGCGGCACGGAAAATGTTCCCGTGGCGGCCGACATCGCGCGCTTTTGGATCAGCCGTCTGCATGGTTCGCAGGCGAATGATTTTGAGGTTTTGCGCTGTCTTGATGTTGCCGCGCGAAAATTGAATGAAAGCGACGAGGCGGGCGCGCAAAAGGCGCTCGATGCGAGCAGAGTGACGCGGCTTACACCCGATGGCGTGACACTCATGCGTGCCGTCGCCGGTTCGCTTGGGATTCCGCCCTTGAGCCTGCCCTGGACGGAAGGACCAAGACTTTGGCGCGCGGAAGACATCGCAGGGCATCTGCCTTTGTTTAAGGACCATGCGCCGGCGATCAGATTGCTCGCAAGGTGGAAAGGAACACCACTTTCCGCTTTGCAGGACCGATGTTGTCTTCCTTCTCTAATGATCTACTCAAAAAGCAAGGAGCATTCATGTCCGCGCTGCGCATGTTCATTCCGATAACCAAGGTCAACGCGGCGCGGCGCCTCGTCTACGGCCTCGCAACCGCCGAGACGGAAGATCGCGTTGGCGAAATATGCGACTACGCCTCGACCAAACCATTCTATGAAAAATGGTCAGAAGAGATCGCAAACGCCACCGGCGGTAAGTCTTATGGCAACCTCCGTGCCATGCATGGGCCTGTCGCGGCCGGCAAGGTGACCGAAATTACGTTCAACGATCAAGCAAAACAGATCGAGATCTGCGCCAAAGTTGTCGATGACGCCGAATGGGCAAAAGTCCTGGAAGGAGTCTATACGGGTTTTTCGCAAGGTGGAGCGTATGAACGGCGGTGGACAGACGCGAATGGAAATACCCGCTACACCGCATCGCCGAACGAAATCTCACTAGTTGATTTGCCATGCTTGCCGCAAGCGACTTTTGAAATGATCAAGGCCGATGGAACAAGCGAGCAGCGGCGCTTCGGCAAGGGATTAGTCAATGTTGCGCGGCTTGCGAACATCATCGAGGAATTGGACTGGTTGCAAAATGCCTCGTCGTCTGAAGAGATGACGGAGCAGGATGATTCCGATGTTCCCAGTGAATTGCGGGATCTGGTCACACGTGCTTCGGCTATTTTGCGGACCATGGTGAATGAAGAAACCGCGGAACTCGGGCAGGACGATGCTTCGCAATCCCCGATGACAATGTTTGCCGCGCCTCTAAAGACCGCCTCTCTCAAAACCACGAATCTTCTGAAAATCGGCGCCCGGAACAACGAAACAGATCAAGCCAGGATCCAGCACATGCACGATACTTCTGTCGAACTTGGAGCTGCCTGCGGGTCACAAAAAATAGCGCAAGGAGGCTTGGAAAAACGCTTTGATATGCTCGCCGAAACGCTAGCCGACGTATTGCGGCGCGTGAAGAACATCGAGGAGCAGCCCCTGCCTTTGCCACTTTTAGGCCAACCGCGCGCCATTTCGAAAGTCGAAGATTGCGGCGATGAATCTCACGACAACGTCGAGAAGTTGCTTTCCAATCCAGATGTTTTGTCAGTTCTCGCCATCAAATTGGCACAGCGAAACGGCCATTCGCCGCTACGCTAAGCGTCTTTCCCAGTTACTAAACCAGAGTGCCGCTGGGCACAATTTTTGACGAGTACTTTCAACGAGGGCGCGCGATCCTTGAACTCCGCCTGTCTCGAAGAGCGGTGGCGCGTATCGCGATAAGATCCTCTCTCTAAAAGTGTTTGCTACGAAAAACCTTTCGAATTTTCCTGCGGCTAGGAGTAAGATATGACGACGCAGACCGGTGTTCAGGACGTTCTGGACAGGATTAAAACCGCGCAGCAGAAGCCGCTCGGCGACCCCCGATTCAAGGACCTTATGGGGCTTGAAAAGAGCACCTACTCGGAAAGCACGAGTGCTACTTC